GTGGAATAGCATCTACTATGATGGTCAAGAGTGGGCAGACAATCAGGGTTACAATGGTAACTTCTATGAGAGGAATACTAACCGACGTGGACATGTCATGAGTTCCAACATCGATGGTGAAGGAAACTTCAATGGCAATCCAAACATCAGAGGTGGTCGTGGTATCTTCTACAATGCACTGTTTGAATATGGTAGAGGTCTGATCTGTAAACCAGTTCTTGATAATGAGAATCTCAGGACGTATGTTCACATGTCTAACACCCATGGTTTCATGGCATGGTACACTCAGTTCAAGGCGGGTAGTGGTAGTAACTTCAACTCAGCAATGCAGACTATCGATAACTACTATGCTTATGGTATCAATCTGAGCACCGATGGATTCCCACAAGGAGCCATGCCTACCAGTAATGGACAGTACAGTAAGATGTCATTCATGCATGACTATCGACTGGGTGAGTATGGTTCTAAGCAGAACTCGACAGATGTTGGTGGTAGTGGTAAGATACGTGTGGCATTCTGGCCATATACAGTGATGCCATCTCACTTGCCTGCGGGTACTCAGAGATACTCTAACTCTATCTACTGGGCATGTGGTGTTGAGATCATGGATGTCATCAATGAAGGGTATGCATATGGTGTTGGACAAACGTTCGACTTAGTATGGCCACCTATTCAGGATGAGTCTGATGACTATCAGGACCTCTTTGGTTCTCAAACACCTTTCTTCCCTAGGGACGTAGGTGCTAACGTCTTACCTGGTCACCCAGATAAATTACCTAAAAAGATTAGGGTACAGACTGTCGGTGAGGATCCTGATGATAGATTCAACAACTCCTACTCTCCTAAGGAATTGTTCTATCAAGAATCACATAACAGGAGTTCTAACCTCTGGTATCTTTGCCAGAAGACAAAGGACCGTGTTAAATTTAGAATTGAAATTGAGGAAGTTTACTAATGACAGAAGGTTTTGGTTTCACTAACCGTCCTGGTAACGGTGGTAGATCTAAGAACACAGATCGTATGATTGTGGATGGTGTCAAGAAACTGACAGGTCTACAAAAGATCCTACGCAAGTATCCTGACGATCCCAAGGGTCGTAAGAGGATGCTTAAAGCGTGGAGGAAATACCACTATGGTTGGTTGGGTGAGATGGATCGTCTCGAACAGGATCCAGAACTGTTGGAGGATGTTCCTTTGGCACTCGAAGAACTCAAACAGATCGTGCCTGACATGCCTGAGGAACCTGTTGTGGTGGATCAAGAACCTACACCAGAACAAGTTGAAAAGATTCGTAATGCTCTGAGAAAGGATTGACAAGACCACCAGAACCTGGTACACTTATCTCATGATCCCAGAGAGACCTCAATGTTTTGATTCCAAAACAAAACTGTCACACGGTTGACATTTTTGGACTCTCTGGTATTATACATATACCGTTAAGACTTAACGGTTTGTAACAAACGGGACAAGTCGAGTCCCTATACATCTGCGGGTAACCATTCCGCAAGTAACTAACAGGTAAAAAGAAATGATCAAAACTGCTATCGCAACTCTCGCCGCTACTGCTGCTGTTGTGGCTCCGTCTGCTGCCCTCGCAGGTCCCTACGTCAACGTGGAAACCAATGCTGGTTGGACTGGCTCTGACTACACTGGTGCCGCAACTGATTTCCATGTGGGCTACGAAGGTGCTCTGGGTGAGTCTGCCTCTTGGTACGTTCAGGGTGGTGCTACCTATCTGACTCCCGATGGTTCTGATAGTGACACCGTTCCTTCTGGTAAGGCAGGCATCGGTCTCGCCGCTACCGAGCAACTGGGTGTCTATGGTGAAGTCTCCTTCGTCGGTTCTGGCGACAGCGACATCGACCGTGGCTACGGTGGTAAACTGGGTGTGAAGTATTCCTTCTGATCCTAAGCGTTGACATAATATATACAGGGGACTTCGGTCCCCTTTTTTAATCTCTACCTGAAATTATTATGGCTAAGAATCCTGGTGGCACAGTAATCTACACTCGTCCTGGGTGTCCCTACTGCACAAAGATCAAAGAGGTTTACAGGATGCGAGGTTGGCAGTATAGTGAACTTGTTCTCGATCAGAACTTCACTCGTGACCAATTCCGACAGGAGTTTGGTCAACGAGCTACCTTCCCTCAGGTTCTGATCAATGGGAACAAGATCGGTGGATGCACCGAGTCGATTGCCTATCTTCGTGAGAACAAGTGCCTCTGATGACCCAACATAATGAACAGGAACTATATGAACTCGTGGACAAGTCCATAGATCTTGCCATGACTGAGCAGAAGTTCCTGTTCAGGTTGTACCCATACCTAAAAACAAACAAGTGGACACGACGACAAACTAATGATTTCATTGAGAGTCAGTGTGCTGCTAACCTAAACTTCATCATCTTGGAGTTGGAAGACTACATCAAGGGAGGTGATAAGGTCTTACGTGAAGCGTATGGTTATCTCCCTAAACCCAAAGCAAGAAAGGTCAGGGACTATCTCTATGGTATCTTGAAAGATGCTTGGGATTATCATGCCGAACGTAAACCAGGTCGTAAACCTGGAACCAAAGTGAGGAAGAAATGAATCTGAATCATCATCAATGGAAACTTATCTACGATGCTGTTCGTGCTAAGCAAGTGAACAGTATTGTAGATGGTACAGACTACAAAGAATATGATACTATCCTCAATGAGTTGTGGGATGTAGCATACTCGGAGAATTATCTGGATTCTCCCATAAATACTTAGACCACATAGGGAGAACAGCTATGGCAGATGCTTCATTTCTTTACATTGCTTTCTTCCTCACCATCGGAAGTTTTGTTCTGGGATTCCTAGCATCCTGGAACTTAAAGCATATCTTTGATGTGTGGGTTGATCGTGCAGACTACGCTAGGATTGCTATGCATCCTGAGATGTATGACGAGAACGGAGAACTGACTGACCAGCCTCTGATCTACTTGCACATTGATGACGAAGATGATATGATGTATGACGAAGACGATTGAGGTCTAATGATCCTTGTTGATATGAATCAGGTTTGCATCAGCAACCTAATGGTTTCTTTGTCAACCAGTCAGACTATCAGCGAAGGACTAGTCCGCCATATGGTACTGAACTCATTGCGATACTATCGCTCTAAGTTTAGTAAGGAGTATGGTGAACTGGTCCTTTGTTATGACAGCAAGCATTACTGGCGACGCAAAGAGTTTCCTTACTATAAAGGTACACGTAAGAAAGATCGAGAGAAGTCTTCTCTGGATTGGAATGAGATCTTTGATGTCTTGAATCGTATTCGTGACGAGATCAAAGAGAATCTTCCTTACAAGGTTATCGAAGTCGATGGTGCTGAGGCAGATGATGTCATCGCATCCCTTGTAAAGGACCAGGCATACCGTAACATCAGGTTGCAGAACAACATGCAACCACCACAGAAAGTCCTCATCATGAGTGGTGACAAAGACTTCCAACAACTTCAACGGTATAAGTTTGTCTCACAATACAATCCTATCCAGAAGAAGTTTGTCCAGTGTCTAGACCCCAAGAAGTATCTCTTGGAGCACATCATTAAGGGTGATAGAGGTGATGGTATCCCTAACTATCTGTCTGATGATGACACCTTCGTTGCTGGCAAACGTCAACGTCCACTGTCCAAAGTAAAACTTGAACGGTGGTTGGACATGTCTCCCGAACAATTCTGCGATGATGTAACCGCACAGAACTACGAACGCAATCGGAAATTAATCGACTTTGATTGCATTCCTAAACAAGTTTACGATGACATCATAAATACGTTTGAAACTACTGAACCTCCTGGTCGAGGACAGATGTATGTCTACTTTGGTAGGCATGAGTTGACCGAAATGCTAGATCACATCACCGACTTTTGATATGAAACTGTTAATCTCCGAAGTCCTACAAAAGGCACACAGCGCAAAGACCAAAGCAGAAAAGGTTAAGATCCTGCAAGACCACGTAAGTCAAGCACTTAAATCTATTCTGATCATCAACTACGATGAATCCATCGTGTCTATGCTGCCTGAGGGTGCTCCTCCGTACAATAAGAACGAGGCACCTGCTGGCACTGAGCACACACGATTGGAGCATGAGTCACGTATCCTCCACCACTTCTTCAAGGGTGGATCTAACATCAGTGCCATGAAGCGTGAGCAGATGTTCATTCAACTGCTCGAAGGTCTGCATCCTGATGAAGCAGAGGTTGTCATCGCTGCTAAGGACAAGGCTCTTGGTAAGAAGTATAAAGTTACCAAGGCATGTGTTAGTGAGGCATTCCCCCAGATTCAGTGGGGCAATCGCTCTTGAAGATTAAGATACTCTTCGAGGACTGTGACCCATCGTTGAGTCAAGACAGGTCCTTGCCTTACACTGCCTACTTGATTGAATATACCTTGGATGGTATGACCAAGTTTGACATTGCTGTTGCTCCTAAGAGAGTAGATATCTTTGATCATTATTGGGATCACTACCGCCATGACTTTGTAAACATGACCCAGACAGAAGGGAGAGTTAATCCTAAACTGTATGGGTCTCAGCAAAAGGACAAGAAAAAGAAATGAAGAACTCCATGTACACATTCAACATCAAGAAACCTGGTGAAGAAGAACAACCTTGGACGGATCAAGACAGTAAGATGGTGGCACTCACCACGTTGGGTTTCCTCGGTGGATTAATGGTCGCACCCTTTCTTGTATGGGCAGCGTGGAATGTTTCAATGCCTGCCATCTTTGGACTACCCGTGATAGGATACTTTCAATCCTTGGGACTATACCTCGTCGCTAAACTCTTACTGAAATGAAACCACAAGTATGTCTGGTCTCTGTCACTCCCGATGCAGAGAAAACTATCGGTTACATTGCTCGCGTGAGCAACCCAGCAAACCAGGACAACCCTAAGGTTGGTGGTCTGTTGAAGTATTGCATCAAGCATGGACACTGGTCTGTGTTTGAGCAGGCATCGATGACCTTACAGATTGAGACTACCAGGGGACTGGCAGCTCAAATTCTGAGGCACCGTTCGTTCTGCTTCCAAGAGTTTTCTCAACGCTATGCAGACTCATCTGAATTGGGTGACATCCAACTGCCTGAACTGCGTCGTCAAGACACCAAGAACAGGCAGAATAGTATCGATGACCTGGATCCTTTTCTGGTTCAGAAGTATGAGATCCTCATGCAAGATTACTTCAAGCGTGGTATGGAACTCTATCAACAGATGCTTGAAGATGATATTGCAAAGGAGTGTGCTCGCTTCGTGCTTCCCCTCGCCGTAGGAACAAAACTCTACATGACAGGAAATCTCAGGTCATGGATCCATTATATCAATCTGCGTACTGCTAATGGTACACAGAAAGAACACATGGAGATCGCTGAACTCTGTAAGCGTCACTTTGTATGTCAGTTCCCGACTGTTGCTGAGGCATTGGGTTGGTGTGACAGCACATGTGATTGCCCTGAGCAAGAGGATCCCTGCTATCAATCTGCACTTCTTATACCATGAAACAGTATCCCTATCAGATTTGCTACACCCTGAACAGTACAGGGAATCGTCATCACTTCAAGAGTGTCATGGCAGCATCTCAGAACGAGGCAAAGAAATTGTTTGAGGCAGACATGCCAACGGCAAAGTATATCTGTGCCATTGCACAACCACAGAATAGGAACTGACAATGCCTACCTACGATTTTAGAAACAAAGAAACAGGTGAAATCATTACTGAGGTAATGTCTATTCACGCTCTCGATAAATACAAGGCAGAGCATCCAGAATTAGAACGGTACTTTGGTAATCAAATCAACGGTACTACCTATGGTAAACCAAAGCAGTCAGATGGATTCAAAGATGTAATGTCTAAGATCCAACAGGCTCACCCTGGTGCTAACCTTTCACGATACACTTGATATGCCAGCAGCAAGAAAGCGTCAGAAGACTCCGAACATGAATGGTATGACAGCCAAACAAATGAGACGGAAAAAGCCGATCAACCTTGACCACCTTAAAACTATCGAACCCCTGACTGATAATCAGGAGAAGGTGTTCAATGCATATGCCGAGGGGAAGAATCTGGTGCTGCACGGTGCCGCTGGTACAGGTAAGACTTTCATCAGTCTCTACCTTGCCATGCAGCAGGTGTTAGATCCTGAGTCTCCTTACGAGAAGATCTACATGGTCCGTTCGCTGGTGCCTACCAGAGAGATCGGGTTCCTGCCTGGTGACCATGAGGATAAGAGTAACCTGTACCAGATTCCATACAAGAATATGGTGAAGTACATGTTCACCATGCCTGATGATAATAGTTTCGAGATGCTCTACGATAATCTCAGAGCACAAGAGACTGTCTCCTTCTGGTCAACGTCATTCATCCGTGGCGTTACCCTTGACAAGTGCATTATAATTGTGGATGAGTTCTCTAACTTAAACTTCCACGAACTAGACTCCATCATCACCCGTGTTGGTGAAGACGCCAAGATTATTTTCTCTGGTGACTACACCCAGTCTGACCTCATCAAGAGCAACGAGCGCACTGGTGTGCTAGACTTCATGAAGATCCTTCAAACCATGCCCTCGTTTGAGTGTGTGGAGTTTGGGATTGAAGACATCGTACGTTCTGGTATCGTTCGTGAGTATCTCATCTCCAAAAATAATCTCGGGTTTAATTGATGAAGACATTTAATCATGTTGGTCCTGCTTGTGAGTTACAGGAACTTGAAAGCAAGACAGGTGAGAAAGGTCGCTTCTACAAGTCACCTAATGGTAACTGGTATCCTTCTGTGACTACTGTCGTTGGTCATCAATCCATCGAGGGTATCAGGAAGTGGGAGAAGCGAGTTGGTTGGACTGAGGCGGAGAAGATCCGTCGTACATCATCATGGAGAGGCACTAAGTATCATGGCATCGTCGAGAACTACATCAAGGGGAATCTGGAAGCAGTTAAAGAGAGCACGGGTCTACCCGCGATCCTTTTCAGGGCTGCTCGTGAGGTGCTTGATCGTATTGATAATGTTCACGTTCTTGAAGCCCCTCTTTATTCTGATGATCTATGCGTTGCTGGCCGTGTTGATTGTATTGCTGAGTTTGATGGCGATCTAGCAATCATTGACTTCAAGACAACTAAGGAACTCAAACAGGAGTCTTGGTTGGAGAAGTATTTCGTACAGGAAGCAGCGTATGCTTACATGTATTGGGAACGCACTGGTGTTGAGGTCAAGAAACTTGTGACACTTTCTGTTGCGGAAGACGGACAGACGCAGGTCGTTGAAAAGTATGATAAGATACCATACATTGATACGCTCTGCCAATGGATCAAAGACTATCGATTCTTTCAGGAGAGTATCAAGTGAAAGAATTAGAAGAAAACTTCATGACACAGAACAAGTTCAGTGCCCTCGTAGAACATACAGTGCAGAACAACAACGGTCTCATCAATTACATCGAAGCAGTCGCATCAGTATGTGAAGAGTATGAGATCGAGTTTGAACTGGTAGGTAAACTCATCAGCAAACCACTCAAAGACAAGATCAAAGCCAATGCCCAACAACTCAACTGCATCAAACGAACCAGTCGTGGGATCCTCCCGCTCTAAACTCTCCCAATCCTTTGGGGGTACAGTAGAGAAAGAGATTCCTCTGGACGTTGAGTGGATCGATGATGCTTTCTATATTAAAGAGACACGCTTTGGTCTCTTCACTTCTATCTTGAAGGACCCACTGGGTCAACACTTCATTACTGGTGCTACTTATGAGGGAGTTCTCTCAGTCTCCCGTTGGCATCTGAAATGTATTCAGGATGGATCACTAGACGATTACACCCGCGTCGTTAACAGTGGGGTAGTAGGAGGAAAACTATGACTGACGAATTCTTTAAGTCAGAAATCGTTCAAGAAGAACTGAACGAATTGCAATCAACATACACTGACCTGCTCAAAATGTCTCAGGACTTTGAGAACTTTGATCCTGGTCAGAAGATTGAACACATCAACAAGACACTAGAACTCATTGCTAAGCAGAAAGTTTTCTACTCTCGCTTAGAGATGATGGCAAACTATGTTGAAGAGGAAGGGGACGACGAGTCCGAGGTCAAGTCCATGAAGAATAGGATCGACACGGTGTCATCCATCTACACAGGAGGGCAGGGTAACCTGCTAGCGATCTTACAGGTCATGGAAGACAAGTTGATCGGATGGAA